GATAGAAAAGAGTATCAAATGACCAAAAATCAATTCAACAAGCTATACAAAATGCAACACCAGAACAAATGTTAGAGCTAAAAAAAGCAGAACAAGAGTTCGAGGTTCAAATGAAAGAGCTTGATGTTGATGTTTTCAGATTAGAAACTCAAGACAAGCAAAACGCTAGAGGTATGTTTAGTAAAGATTGGACAGCTAGAATAATTGGTGTTGCAACAATAGCTGGTTTTTTAGGCTATATATTCTTGGTAACACTACAACCACCAGAGCAAAACAGTGAGGCACTTATAAATTTAGTATTAGGATATTTAGGTGGCTTGGCTAGCGCGATTATATCTTTTTACTTTGGAGCGTCACATAAAGGCGACGACTAATGGCTAAATCACCCGATGCTTTTGTCTATAAGTGCAAACTAAAAAAAGTTATAGATGGAGACACTGTACGTTTAGAGACTATAGATCTTGGATTTTCAGTGCAACTACATAATAAATCCGTACGAATCAATGCGATAGATACGCCTGAATCTAGGATTAATACTAAAAAATATCCAGAGCGAGCTAAAGAAAAAGAACTAGGATTACTTGCTAAACAGAAGTTGAAAGAATGGTTGGTAGGTGATATAACCTTAAAGTCTTACGGCACCGACAAATACGGTAGGGTGCTGGGAGATATATTTTGCGAGAAAGGAAATGTGGCAGAATTACTTAAAAAAGAAAATTTGGCCGTCGATTACTTTGGCGGAACAAAAGTCAAAAAATGGGGAGAATAATATGCAAATATCACAGGAGGGCATTGCTCTTATAAAAAAATTTGAGGGTTGTCCAAAAAACTCAAAAGGCGATGCTGTATCTTACAGATGCGCCGCTAATAAAAAAACCATAGGTTTTGGTTCCTTGAAACTGATAGACGGTAGTCCAGTAGAAGATGATATGACCATAACCATGCAAGAGGCAGAAGAATTGTTAGCGCATGAATTAACAGAATATGAAGGATATATAAATGAAATGGTAGAATGTGTCCTAACACAAAATCAATTTGACGCGATGGTATCGTGGGTGTTTAATCTCGGACCTACAAACCTTAAAAATTCTTCGCTTTTGAAAATTCTGAACAGCACTCATGTTGATTGGGCAGACATACCGCACCAAATCCAAAGATGGAACAAAGTCAATGGCAAGGTGAATGAGGGTTTAGTAAGACGAAGAGAGGCAGAGGCTTTATTATTCGAGGGTAAGGAATGGCACGAAGTATAGTGTTGTGTAATACTACGACTAGGCGTTTTACGCTTAGAGCTGGGTTACATAATATATCGTCGCTACCTTGTTTCTCAGCTCGCCTATGAGCGACGTATCATTTAAAGATTTTGATATATTATCTGAGCAAGATAAAGCTGAGGCAGTAGCTCTGTTACAAAGATACGATCAACTTGAAAAACAAGATGGTTGCCAAAAAGATTTTATGGGTTTTATAAAACACATGTGGCCAGAGTTTATTGAGGGCAGACACCATAAAATCATATCTGATAAATTTAATAAAATAGCAGACGGCAAACTAAAAAGATTGATTGTCTGTTTGCCACCTAGACACTCCAAGTCTGAGTTTGCATCAACTTTTTTTCCTGCATGGATGATGGGTAGAAGAGGCAATCTCAAAATTATACAAACTACACATACGGCTGAGTTAGCAGTAAGGTTTGGTCGTAAAGTAAGAAATATTATTGACAGCGAAGAATATCAACATATATTTCCAGATCTTAAATTACAAGCTGACAACAAATCAGCTGGACGTTGGACTAGCAACCAAGATGGTGAGTTCTTTGCAGCTGGTGTAGGTGGTGCTATTACAGGTCGTGGTGCAGATTTACTAATTATTGATGATCCACACTCAGAACAAGATGCTTTATCACCGAAAGCCTTGGAGTCTGCTTACGAATGGTACACATCTGGTCCACGTCAACGTTTACAACCTGGTGGAATAATTGTGATAGTAATGACTAGATGGAGCACAAAGGACTTGGTTGGCAAGGTTTTAAACAAACAAGGCGATGAAAATGCAGATCAATGGGAGTTAGTAGAGTTTCCAGCAATTATGCCAGACAGTGAAAAACCTTTATGGCCAGAGTTTTGGAAAAAAGATGAATTGTTAGGCGTAAAAGCATCTTTACCCATATCTAAATGGAACAGTCAATGGATGCAAAACCCAACAGCAGAGGAAGGTTCTATCGTAAAACGAGAGTGGTGGAATCGCTGGGAGGACGAAGATGTACCTGCTTATAGTTATGTTATACAAAGTTACGATACCGCTTTTTCAAAAAAAGAAACAGCTGACTATTCTGCAATAACCACTTGGGCAATATTTAATAGGGGCGATGAAAATAATGACGAGATAATATTATTAGATGCAAAAAGAGTTAGATGCGACTTTCCAGAGCTTAAAAAACTCGCATTAGAAGAGTATAGATACTGGGAACCAGATTGTGTTTTGATAGAGGCTAAAGCATCTGGCACACCCTTGACACATGAGCTTAGACGTATGGGCATACCTGTTACATCATATTCACCTAGCAGAGGACAAGACAAAGTAGCACGTATGAACAGTGTTGCTCCTATATTTGAATCTGGCATGGTGTGGGCACCAGAAGATGATTTTGCAGAGGAAGTAATCGAAGAGATGGCATCGTTTCCATTCGGTGATTATGACGACTTCTGCGATAGTGCTACAATGGCTTTGATGAGATTTAGACAAGGTGGTTTTATATCTCTTTACGAAGATTATCAAGACGAGGTTAAATTATTAAAAAAGAACAGGACAGTATATTATTGAAAACTTTTGCCACAAGATTTATTTGGGATGGTACTGAATACATGGGACCGCTAATTCATGCACCTAATTTAGAACATGCGCAACTTATCGCAGAGTACCATGGCCTTTTGCTTGATGGTGAATTAGAGGCTATTATAGGTACTGAGATTGATCTAACAGAAGATCCACGCAATAGGGTAATACATTAATTATGGCTATAGAAAAATTAGGAACAGAAAATGACCCAGATGTAAAAGTACAAGGATCTGCTGTCAATATAGTTCCAGACGCTACAAGAGACGAACAAATACAGGCAGCTGCGCAGGTTTTAGTAGACGACGAACAAGTTTTCTTGGATGATGAAATAGTTGCGCCAGCTCAACCACAAATGAGTTTTGATGCAAACTTGGTTGATTTTATAAACCAAAACACATTAGAAAAAATATCAAACGATTTACTAGACTCAATACAAAGCGATAAAGAGTCTAGATCTGAGTGGGAAAAAACTTATACCGACGGACTGAAATATTTAGGCATGAAGTTTGATGATACAAGATCACAACCTTTTGAAGGTAGCTCCGGTGTCGTGCACCCAATCTTAGCTGAGGCTGTAACTCAATTTCAAGCTCAAGCGTATAAGGAAATGTTACCAGCAAAAGGACCTGTAAAAACAGAAATAGTTGGTGCTAGAACTATACAAACCGAAGATCAAGCAGAGCGTGTGCAAGAGTTTATGAATTATTACATTATGAACGAAATGGACGAATACGATCCAGAATTAGATCAAATGTTATTTTATTTACCGTTAGCCGGTTCTTGTTTTAAAAAAGTATATTTTGATTTTGTATTAAATAGAGCAGTAGCCAAGTTTATAGCACCAGAAGATCTTATAGTGCCTTATGAGGCAACTGACATTAGTTCAGCAGAGAGAATTACACACTCAATCAGCATGTCAGCAAATGAGATAAAAAAACAACAAGTGACTGGATTCTACGCCAACGTAGATATAGGTAGCGGTAGTTATAGCGAAGATTTAGATGATATTACTGAGGCTATAGATGATATACAGGGTATATCACCAACTTATAAAGAAAATAGAAATAGAACCGTATATGAGGTACATACGGTGTTAGATATTGAGGGTTTTGAGGACTTAGATCAACAAGGCATGCCTACAGGTTTAAAACTACCATACATTGTGACAATAGAAGAGGACTCTCAAAAAATATTATCAATTAGAAGAAACTTTAGAGAAAACGATTTACTTAAAAATAAAATCAATTATTTTGTTCAATACAAATTTTTGCCTGGCTTAGGTTTTTATGGACTTGGCTTGTCACACATGATTGGTGGATTGTCAAAAGCAAGCACTAGCATACTAAGACAACTAATAGATGCAGGCACATTAGCAAACTTACCAGCTGGTTTCAAAGCTAGAGGCATGCGTATAAGGGACGAAGATGATCCTTTGCAACCAGGTGAATTTAGAGACATTGATACTACAGGCGGATCTTTGCGAGAAAACTTAATACCTCTTCCTATTAAAGAACCAAGCAATGTACTTATGCAGCTTTTAGGCATCTTGGTCGATTCTGGTAAAAGATTCGCCGCTATAGCGGATATGAATGTCGGTGACATGAACGCTGCCATGCCTGTTGGCACAACTGTTGCTTTATTAGAACGTGGCACAAAAGTTATGAGTGCAATACACAAAAGATTGCATTACGCACAAAGAATAGAGTTTGGGTTGCTTGCAAAGGTTTTTAGTGAATATTTGCCACCAGTTTACAACTATCAAGTTGGCTCTGGCCCGCAAGAAGTTAAACAAATAGACTTTGATGATCGTGTGGACATTATTCCAGTGTCGGATCCAAATATATTTTCGCAAAGTCAAAGAGTTACATTAGCACAAGAATTGTTGCAAATGGTGCAATCTAATCCAGAAATACATGGTCCTATGGGAATATATGAGGCATATAAACGCATGTATGCAGCTTTAGGTGTCGATAATGTGGACGCTTTGTTACAACCTCCACCAGATATGACACCAAAACCAATTGATGCTGGACAAGAAAACGCTGGTTTATTACTAGGTCAACCAGCACAGGCTTTTCAAGAACAAAACCATCAAGCACATTTAGAGGCGCATAAAAGTCTATTTTTGACACAAATAGTTAAAGAAAGTCCGCAGGTACAAGCCTTAATTATTAGTCACTGTATGCAACATTTACAATTTTTAGCAGCACAAATAGCTCAAGAACAGATGCCACCAGAAATGCAACAACAAATACAACAAATACAAGCACAAATGCAACAGGTGTCACCACAGGAGGCTGCTGCTATACAACAACAAATACAGATGATAATAGAGCAGTTCAGCTCACAAATTATGGCTCAGTTAGCTAGTGAGTTTTTACAATCTATAGGTATGGGTGGGGGTGACGATCCATTAGTAGATATAAGAAAACGTGAGTTAGATCTAAGAGATAAAGAATTAGACATGGAATCTGACCAGTTTGTAGCAAAACAAGCACAAAGGGCACAAGAAAAAATGACAGATAGCCAGATACAACAACAAAGAATTGATGTGCAAAAACAAATAGCAGATGATAAACTTGAAGTAGCGGTAAACAGACTAAAGCAAAATGCTGATCTGAAACTATTAGAACTTGAAAACAAACTTAGGGGATTGATATGACAACATCTTACATACGAGAGGCACAAAAAAAACTTAAAGCAGAAAAAAAGATTTTAAGAGAACAAGAAGCCAAAGAACAAAAAGCTGCTTTAGAAGCAGCTGACAAAGCACATCAAGAAAACATGGCCAGAATTGAAAAAAAGATGGCTAAAATAAATGGTGAAGTGGTTGAAGAGGTTAAACCAAAAAAAACTACAAAAAAAACTACGACTAAAACAACAAAAAAACCAGCGGCAAAAAAAAGAGGTAGGCCGAAAAAATCTTAATTTATGGACGAAATAGAAGTAATCGATAAAATTAAGAGAACTATATCCGAACGTGAACAACAGATACAAGAAACTTTGATGTCTGGAGGACTAAAAGATATTGAACATTATAAATATTTGCAAGGAGAGCTTTCTGCTTTATACTATATTGCAAACGCAATAAGTGATATGGGAAAAGATATATGACAGCAGCGACAGAAAGTAACGTAACAAACAAAAAAATAGCTGAGGCTTATGTAGATCCAGATACTTTGGTTCTAGATTCCC